ATCGAACAGGGGCTCAAGGTATTCACCGCGATCTACAAGCGCATCTTCCGCGCGATGAAGGACGAATATCGCCTCATCTTCCAGATCAACAAGCGCCTAATGCAAGGCATGGCGCCCAAATACATCGCTCTGCTCGACAAGCCGGCGCAGGTCGCAGCCACCGACTACATGGGCGAGTTTGATATCATGCCGGTGGCGGATCCGAACACCGTCACCGATATGCAGCGCATGGCTAAGGCGCAGTTCGTCATGGAGCAAGCTGCGACCGGAAACCCGCACATCAATGTGTTCGAGGCGACCAAGCGCGCATTCGAGGCCGCACGGATCGAACGGCCGGAAGAAGTGCTGATCCCGCCCCCTCCGCCGCCACAGCCGGGAGACCCGCCGCCGGAGCCGAGCCCAGAAGAGCGCATGGTGCAGGCAAAGATTGCCGAGCAGGAGACCAAAACGCAGGCCGCGGCACAGGCCATGGAACTCAAGGCCGCCGACCAGCAAATGGGCCTCCAGGCCAAAATGGCGGACCTCGAGATGCAGCTTGCCGCGAAACAGCGCGAGCAAGAGATGCGCATGGTCGAAGCCGAGGCCAAGCACATGGAGCAGCTTCGCGCGCTCCAGCTTAAGTCTGACGAGATGGACCAGCGTTATCGCTCGCTTCAGCTTAAGGAAGAAGAAATTCGCCTGAAGCACGAAGCCGCCAAAGCCAAGATCACGGCGTCTGAACAGGCCAACGAGGGTGCTGCCGTTTGAAAATCGATCCAGAGGATTTTGAGTCGTGGTCGGCCAACCCGATCACACAAGCGCTGATGACGTGCTGTTGCGTCTGGGCTGAGGAAGCGAAACAGCTCTGGGTGAGTGCGTCGTGGGACGGTGGAGTCAACAAGGACACCGACCTCTGGCGACTGAAGGGACAGGCCGAAGTGCTGCGAGACATTCAGCAGCTGACGGCAGAACGCATCGAGGAAACCTTGAAATGAAAGCAGCCAAACAAGACGTGCTGATTGTGCCACCGGACAAGTTCACGATCATCGATCAGTCGGAGGTGAACGCCCGGCTTAATCGCGAGATGCAGGAGGAGGTCGCAGGGGTGCCTGGTCACGGCATCGACCCGATTGAATACAAGGTGGTGGTGCGGCCGGTCAAAGCCGCTGAGAAGACCAAGGGCGGCATCGTGCTGCCCGAGCAGGTAGTCGAGAAGGACCAGCACGCGGCAATGGAGGGCGAGCTTGTCGCCGTTTCCCCGTTTGCGTTCACCTATGAAGAGTGGCCGGCCGGCGCACGCAAGCCGAAGCCGGGCGACCGCGTGCTGTTCGCGCGCTACTCCGGCATCACTCAGCGCGGCGCTGATGGTTCCGATTATCGCATCATGAATGACAAGGACGTCGTTGCGGTCCTCAGGGGGCGCGCATGAGCGAGGTCGTTGAGCAGCCGGCAGAAGCCGGCACAATCATTCCTGGCGAAGCCGTTGCCCCGGCGCCCGACGTCTCCGATGTCGAGACGCGCGCCAAGGCGATGGGCTGGGTGGACAAGGACCAGTATCGCGGCGATCCCGACAAGTGGCGCAGCGCCGACGAGTTCGTGAAGCGCGGCGAGGAAGAATTGCCGATCCTGCGCGAGCGCAGCCGCGACCTCGCCCGCAAGACGGCCGACCTCGAGACAAAGCTGCAGCAGCAGCAGCGCGAGTTCGCAGACCGAGCCGCACGCCAAGAAAAGCTGGCGGTCATTGCTCTGCAACAGCAGCGCGCGGCGCTTGAACAGCAGTACGCTGTGGCCAAACGGGACGCGGTGTCTCTTGGCGATGTGCAGCGGTTCGACCAGCTCGAGCGTGACCAGCAACAGGCGCTGCGTCAGTTCGACGACGGCGTTTATCGAGCCACCGAGCAGCAGCCGAGGCCGCAGAACCAAGGACCGTCGCCCGAAGAGACCGCGAAGCTGCTGGCGTGGCAGACGGCAAACCCCTGGTTCTTCGCTGATGCGGCCATGAACCAGTACGCCCAGGCTGTCCACATGCAGCTTAACGTCACCAAGCCGGGGCTTTCCATCGAGGAGAACCTTGCTGAGGTCGCAAAGACGGTTCGGCAGAATTTTCCTGACAAGTTCGGGCCGACTGGTGGCCGGGCTCCGGCCGTCGAGGGCGGCAACGGGCTTAGCACGGGCAGCAAGCGCAGCAAGGGCTTTGCCGATCTTCCGGCCGAAGCTCGCAGCGCAGCCGAGCAATTCGTTCGTGCCGGCGCTTTCAAAACAACTGCCGACTACGCCAAAGCCTATTGGGCGTCGGAAGGCTGAAAGGACCACAGATCATGAGCAATCCGCAGATCGCAGTCGCCAAGCCGTCGCCGCGCATCGAGGAAGAGCGCGCGCGTCGGCGGCGGCGCGAGGACGTCACCGAGGGCCGCTTGAGGAACCTGGCGATCGATGGTGATCTCGACCCGCGTTACGAGTACCGCTGGATCAACGACGATCCCGGCCGCGTGCACAATCTCACCGTGCGCGACGACTGGGATCTGGTGACGGCGGAGCAGATCGGGGCACGCCACGAGAAAGACAAAGGCGTGGGAACCTCGGTAGAGCGCATCGTAGGCAAGACAGACGGAAAGCGCGGACTGCTCATCAGGAAGCCGAAAGACTTTTACGTCTCGGACAAGGGCAAGGAACAAGGCCAGATCGACGAGATGGAATCCGCGATGAAGCGCGGAGAAACCAAGAGCCCGCAGGGATTGAGAGAGATGGAGGCTGGAAAAGCCTACGTCCCGAGCGGGGGAATTTCCATTCAGGACGGCCGGCGCGGCTGATCCATAGGAGACTCAACCCATGACTAACGTCGATACGCCGCGCGGTCTAAAGCCCGTGCGGTACGTTTCCGGCAAGCCCTACACCGGGGCCTGCAACAAGTATTACGTCCCGTCTTCGGACGGAACAGCGATCTATCTCGGCGGCCTCGTCAAGCCGGCGGGCTCTGCCGATGCATCGGGCATCATGTCGGTGACTGGCAACGTGTCCACCGGCAATCAGGTGCTCGGCGTCGTGGTCGGCGTCGATCCTGTCGAAGGTGCGGGTGCTGACGGCCGAGACAGCCTGACGTATCGCGCGGCCTCGACCGAGCGGTATGTGTACGTCGCGGACGAGCCGGATCTTCTGTACGAGATTCAGGAGGACGGCGAGGGCGGCACGCTGGCGGTCACAGCCGTTGGCAACACGGCCGATTTGACCGGCTTCACCGCCGGCAGCACGACAACGGGTCTGTCCTCAATTGAGGTGGACAGCTCGACGGCGACGGCCAGCGGCGACGGCACTGAGGACGTGCTGATCGTCGGATTCTCGCGCTCAGTGGACAACGTTGTCGGCTCGCAGTGGGCCAAGATGCTCGTCCGCCTGAACAATCACTTCTTCATCGACGGCGTGGCCGGCGCGTGATCTGAGGAGCACTGACACATGACCGGAGTCATCACGACCAGCACGATCCCAAAGGCCCTATGGCCGGGGATGCATGCATTTTGGGGCCGGAACTATTCCGAGCACCCGATGGAGTGGAAGCAGGTGTTCGACGAGGAATCGTCGTCGAAGGCCTACGAGGAGGATCAGGAGCTGACCGGCTTCGGGTTTGCCGCAGTGAAGGACCAAGGTTCGGCGATCGCCTATGACAGCGAAACCGGCGGCCCGACTAAGCGCTATGTGCACGTAGTCTATGGCCTCGGCTTCGTCGTCACCAAGGAGGAGATGGAGGATAATCAGTACGTCCAAGTCTCCAAGCGGCGCACGCAGGCTCTTGCCTTCAGCATGCGGCAGACCGAGGAGGTGGTCGCGGCCAACATCCTCAACCGGGCCTTCAACAACAGCTATACCGGCGGCGACGGCAAAGAGTTTCTGGCGACGGATCATCCGACCGTCAACGGCACTCAGAGCAACGAGCTTCCCACGGCTGCTGATCTGTCTGAAGCCTCGATCGAGGATCTCGGCATTCAGATCATGCAGGCTCGGAACTCGCGTGGCCATCGCATCGCGGTGATGCCGCGGCGGCTGATCATCCCGACCAACCTCGCGTTCGACGCGGAGCGTATCGTCAAGTCGTCGAAGCAGTCAGGCACCGCGAACAACGACCTAAACGCGATCAAGTCGATGGGGATGTTCCCGGACGGCATCACGATCAACCACTACCTGACCGACGTCGATGCCTGGTTCGTCCAGACGAACGTGCCCAACGGGCTCATTCGCTTCACGCGCCGCGCCACTGAGTTCGGCAAGGACAACGACTTCGACACGGAGAACGTCAAGGCCAAGGCGACCGTGCGCTTCTCGGTGGGCTGGTCGGACTGGCGCTGCCTCTACGGCTCGCCCGGCGCGTAACCGTCGCATCCATGAGGGCGGCCGGCTCTCTGCCGGCCGTTCGCCCCCGAACGCTCTCAGGAGATTTCAATGCCCGCATCTGTCCGCTTTCCCAACGGTGTGACCAACGTCGGCGCGCGCAACCCGCTTGCCAATTACCCGCATCCTGATCCGTCGCGGTTCATCGAGTTCTTCGACGATTTCCACACGTTCACCGCCGCCAACTGGACCGTCACCGAGACGCAGGCCGGCGCGACGCAGGCGGTGAGCACGGGCGCCAGTGGCGGCGTGCTTCTGCTGACCAACACGACCGGCAACACCGACGTGAATCAGGTCCAGCTCATCAACGAGACGTTCCGCCTCTCCACGAACCGCGAGTTCTGGCTGAAGGCGCGGTTTTCGTTGACGGCTGGCACGATGGCCAACTTCGGCGCAGTGGTTGGTCTCGCCATCACCGACACCACGGCAACGGCCGGCGTCTCGGATGGCATCTTCTTTCGCAAGCCCTCCGGTGGCGCGACGCTCTCGGCTGTGCTGTGCAAAGACAGCACTGAGACGACGATTTCCATGGGCACAATCACGACAGCGACGTTCGTCGAGGCCGCGCTGTATTTCGACGGTAGAGGCACGGTTGACGCCTGGCTCGACGGCGCGAAGGTGGGCAGCACGACGACGCTGACCAACCTGTGCAACGACGAGGATCTTGCTGTCACGCTGGCGACCGTGAATGCGACGGCCGGAGCCGCCAACGTGCTCAGCGTTGATTACTTCCTCGCCGGTCTTGCCCGGTGAGTGACGACTATCGCTCTGGCGACCATTGGGTGATTTGCGACTCGTGCGGGTTCAAAGTCCGCGCGAGTGACACCCGCAAGCGGTGGGATGGCATGCGCGTCTGCACGAAAGATTGGGAGACGCGCCATCCCCAAGACTACGTGCGCGGCAAGCGCGACCGGCAGGCGGTGCCAGACCCGAGACCGGAGCCGCCAGACACGTTTCTTGCGCCAAATGACGTGACGGAGGCCGATCTTTGAGCACGTCCGGCAGCATTGACTACTCCATGACGGCCCAAGCGCTCGCCACGTGGGCATTGCGCAAGGTTGGCGCGGTCGCAGCCGTTGACACGCCTTCAGCCGAGGACATGCGGGACGCGCTCGCGGACCTCAATTTGATGCTGAAATCGTGGCAGGTGGCAGGTCCAAATCTTTTTCGGCAGACGTTCCGCTCGGTAACGTTGATTGCCGCGACCGGCAGTTATGTGCTCAGCCCTCGGCCCATGAAGGTGATTGAGGCTCGGTATCGTGACAGTGGCGGGCGCGATCTGCCGATGAAGTTGCTGACGCGGCAGGAGTACGTCGATCTCCCGCAGAAGTCGGCATCCGGCACACCGACGCAATACTACGTCGATCATCAGCGGGATTCGGTCACGCTCTACGTCTGGCCGGTCAGGGCGTCGGTTACGACCGAAACAATTGAGATGACCGTTCAGCGCGTGGTTGAGGACATCGACAGCCAGGACAACGACATCGACATTCCGCAAGAGTGGTTCGAGTGCGTCGGCTACAATTTATCGTTCCGGCTTCTCGAGCGGTTCCCGAACAACGAGGCGGCGCCCCTCATCCGCGCGCAAGCGCTGTCGCTGCTCGCCCAAGCGCGCGACCACGACCGTGAGGACGTGGTGAGGTTCGAGCCTGAGTGGCACTAGGAGACATCAATGCCGGATACCGTCACAACAGAGACGATCTTTAACGGTCGCCGCATGAAGGTGCTGCACCTGACGAATATCAGCGACGGCACCGGCGAAGCTGGCGTGACCAAGTTGGACATTTCAACTCTCACGTTCGACCAAGGCCGCGTCCCAACCTACTCGACGGTTGAAAAAATTGAATATAACATTCAGGGCTTTACGTCAGTTCGATTGTTTTGGGATCATACGACTGACGATGAGATCGCGCTTCTTTCGAATGGGACGGACTCGATCGACTTTTGCAAGGTCGGCGGCAAAACAGATCCGCGCTCGGCTGGGGGGACTGGCGATATCCTTTTAACGACGGCCGGCAACACCAGCGGCGCGACGTATGATATCAGGCTATATGTCAGGCCGCGCGCGTAACCATGCCGCTCGTTGACCTGACCCTGCCCCTGCAATCGTCGCCGGCCGAAGACGCGTGGGGCGGCCAAGCGCGGTTGGTCAACTGCTACGCGGTGCCGCTCGAGCGTGGCAAGTCGGAGGTGGTGATTCACGCGACAGACGGGCTTGCTCCGCTGGCAACGATCACAGGGGCGGGC